TTTAAATTACAGTAACTAAAGTAATGATTCCATTCTGCTTCGTTGTTATCTGCCCAGTCCATCATTGTTTTAACACTACGTTGTATAGCGCCATCGGCTGGTTCTATTTTTAATAACTCTTTTATGTATGTGTCATACAATTCATCTCTACACCAATGATCTAATTTGATACCGCTCTTAACTACAAACTCTAAAAATCTTTCTGGGTAGATAGGATTAGTATTAACCATAAAACTACCAAACTTAACAAATGCATTGTAGTATGGACTACTAACAAATGCATCGAAATCTTTAGGCTTCGCTGTCGGCTGATTAAATTCATAAAACTTTCTAAATGTCAATAGGCCATATTGCACATGCTTTTCGTTCTTTGCCATGTGCCTTCTTTTAGGCTCGCATACATGCACAAACAAAGTTTTCTCCTTTGCAAATGCTTTGCCGCAGTAATCACATTTATAATTTAATTGCATCTATCTGTTTCTTATCCCAACCAAGACCTCTACAGTGATCTTTAATTTCTTTGTTATCTGATATTGCTGCCAATGCAGAAATATCTGCACTCTTCATGTTTGGAAATATCTTCTTTAAAAATTCTTCTTTTTTGTTCTTCTCTCTTTTGAGTCCTAGCCATTCATGTCTATGAATATTCTTTTCTTCTTGACCGCAACTACATGCAAGTTGCCATAGCAATTTATTATGCTTGTTTAACAGCAGGAAAAGGTTCTTATTAAAGCGTTCGTTGCCTAGCAGTACATAATGCTCCTTTAGTTCTCTAGACCCTTGTACGTTGCTTATATAGCGGTTAAGCGTGAAGTATACAACACTCTTACGTTGCTCTTCTGTAAGCTCGTCCCATATATGTTTTGCATTCATATCAACAGATGCAAGGATTTCATTTAGTTTTAATTTTGACATTCTAGTCCTTATTAACAATATCTGGTGTAATCATATCTATCGTATTTACTACTGTTTTACCTGCATATATGGCTGTACTAGCAGTAACATCTAAAACGGCTACTGTAGTTCCACATGCAGGAAGTAATAGAATTATGGCTACAAGTAAAAGTCTAATCATAGTTATATTGTACTATCTTATGCAAATAAATGCAAGAGTTTTTTATGATAACCTAGCCATTATGAAATAGTTCTTAACTGGTATATTTTTGCCAAGTTGTTTTGAATATTTGTTAAATTCTCTGTATTCTTCTTTGATTATTTCATAGCCCAAAGCCAAATGTTTCTGCCTCCACCAATCTGGTGTTTGCTGTATTAGGTGTGCATTTCGTCCATCTGGAAGTATAAGTTTGGCTGGCGCACAGCTAATTAAATGGTATATGTGTGTACTATGTTCTTTAATTTCTTCAAGTGTTTTATCTAAATGATTGGGCTCTATATGTTCTAAAACATCGGTTGAGAATATCAAATCAACTTTCTTTAGAGGAACATTAAATTTTGGATTAGCAGGATCGTAACCCATAATATCGATAGTGGGGTAGTTGTGTTTTAGAACATCAAGTAGTTGTCCTTTACCACAACCAAAATCAATCATAGATCTAATTGATTGTTTGGAAATAAATCTTTTTAGATATTCGGGTATTTTAGAACGCTTTCCAAACTTTGTTCCGCTATGTATAAGCGAAAGCATTTCTTGATATTCAGCTGATATCATTTGCTGTACTCACCACGATCAAAACTAATCTCTCTACACAGGGTTTGAATGTCCTGTATAAGAAATTCGACTTGTGTTTCATCTCGTGTTTCTTTAGGTGTGTCATACTTTAGTTTTCTTAACTCTTCAGACTTTCTATAGATGACTTCGACCTTGTTGCACATATCACTGATTTTGTGTAACATATAGTTTTCCTTTGCTGGTTGGTTTTCATAATCCTATATCGCTAGTATAAATTTCTTCCATCAACGGTTTCCAAGCAGCCGAATGATTAATATGTTCTATCATTTTGCTATCATCGGAATATTGTAAATCTGCATTTGATAGTATCGGTAAATTTTCTAAATGTGCTGGAACTAGTTCTTGTGCATTGTAAAAGAAACAGTTAGTGCTACTAGTATCAAATCCAAAATACGAGTAATTAAAATGTTCAAAGAAAAGTTTCCACTTCTGCAAACTACAACCTGATGTAGTTAACTTTCCTTTCCTAATTGTTTTCCATGGCATACTTGGCACATGAGGAAAACTTGCAGTAACGTTAGGACCGAACTGATCTGTAAACTCTACACAAACTGTTTTGGGTCTAAAACCTCCGTTTAAAAACAATTCGTGTGCAATAGCGTAGTCGAAACTATCAATATCTAAACTAAAAAAGTCGCAATTGTAAGGTACTTCTTTCATAAACTGTTGTGCATTGTGTGGGTAAACTTTAGATGCTATATGCTTAAACTTGTCTGTAAATCTTTCTTTACCTTTAGGATTTTCTCTTGCATCAACACCAACACCACTCCAATCTTTATCATATTGTAAGTAATTGGTCATGTTAGTGCCGCCATCGCCCCATCCAATCTCTAAAAATGTTTTGTCTGGATTTATAATAGAATTGGTCATCATTTCTATAATGCCATCTTCTCCATGCTGTGAATAGACTTGTTTTTCGTAGTGTAATTTATACATCAAAATACTCCATGGGTTTTGTAGCGTTGTCTATTCCTTTTTCAAACAATCCGTCTATTTGTAATACTTGTTCACCGTTATTGTGTTCAGTGATACAGTTAGTCAATCCAAATCCTATACTGTTCATTAGTTCTATCATTTGTAATCCTGTTGGTGCTCCTTCGTTGTAAGGCTTAATTGCAAGTTCAAGTATAACATACTTTGCTTTGTCTAGCAATATTTTTCCTCCGTCAATAACATCTTTTTCTGCACCTTGTACATCAATTTTAATTAAGTGAAAATGTCTGTCTGACAATATATCATCTAATCTTCTTACAGGCACTTGCATGGTTATTAAATCTTTGCCTTGTATCTCTGGGTAAAAACTTGCGCCTTTGCCTGCAGGCTTTCTTTCAGAATAATAAAAATCTAGTTCGCCTTCTTCTTTGCCAAGCGCAACTATTTGGTACTCGTCAATATGTCCATTGGCTTGTTTTTTTCCTAGTTTTAATTCACAGTAAGGATTTGCTTCGATAGAATATATGTGTGCGTTACCAAATAACATTCTCATCTCTGTTGCAAATTGTCCTATGTTTGCACCTATGTCTAGAATGTGCGGGTGTGTACCCTTAGGCCAAACTACTAAATCTTGGATATTTTCAACAATAGGATGATCCATTAATGTTCTCCGAACTGAATGCCAAAGAAAAAACCTAATGCCAATGACAATGGTATAATAATTAATAAATCCATAAGCCAATGTAAAGCAATAGCAAGGGATACAATTTCTTTCCAATGTATTTTACATACATCTGCCCATTGCGTTACTTTACTAAACATTAATTTTCTCTCATCCCATTAAACACAGTCTTTTTTACTTTGCTGTTGTCCTCCGTAACAACGTCTAACAAATTAAATGGTAAGTCAAGTTTTTTAATTAATGATGCAAGAGCTTTTGTATCTTTAGGCAAACACATTCCGCCATAGCCACGTAGTTCAGGATAAACGTCTAAGTACATATCGATTGCTTTTCCTGTTTTAATATATGCATTCTTAATTGTATTGTAATCACAGTCTAACTTCTCACAAATTTCGTACATTACGTTAGCAAACGTTACCCTTACAGCAGCATATACGTTATTATAGTATTTAAGTACTTCTGCTTCATTAGGTGTTAAGTGTACTACATTCTGTGGTAATTCTCCGTGACAGTCAACCATTTTTCTATGTACCCAAATATCATGTGTACCTACTGCAAGTAGTTTATGATTGTTAAGGAAATCATCTAATGCACAACGTTCACGTAAAAACTCTGGAACAAAAGCAATTGTTAAGTTTTTATGTTTGTCAATCATGCTTTGTGTAAAGCCAGGTACTGCCGTACTTCTAATAGCAATAATACCTTTGTAATTAATTTCTGCAAGTTCATCTATTACACTTTCAATAATAGTTGTGTCGCAGTCTCCGTTATCCATGCTTGGTGTTGGTACACAAACAAATGTAATTTCTGTGTTGAATACATCTGTAATTTGTGTATCAAGTGTAATGTCGTGTCCAACAATTTCATGTCCAATGCTTTCAAATCCTGCTTTGTTTGCTGACCCTACTGTACCAAGTCCAATGATTCCTAGTTTCATAATAATGACTCCACTGTATGTTTTAATCCTACCTTTAATGGTGTGTAACTAAAGGTATCCGTTAATTTAAGTAATTTAGATGTATCGGGACAACGGCGCTTTGCACTGCCTATTGGTCCTGGCATTATTTCAAGTTTATTAGGATCTACATCCATAATGTCCATAATGATTTTTGCTACATCTGAAATTTTATTCTCTTCTTGCCTGCCTACATTTATAATTTCATTGCTATGCTTTTCTACTACTTCGTGTGTAAGTTTAACAGCGTCATCAATGTAACAGAAACTACGTGTATCATCGCCTTTAATATAGTACTCGCCTTTTGCAACACGCTCTACAAACTCACTAATAAAATGATCTTTTTGTCTAGGACCGTAAATGTTAAAGTAACGTATTACTAACCATTGTAGTCCTGAATTAGATACTAAATTTTCACCAAGTGCTTTAGGTATACTGTAACTCCATCTTGGATTTAAAATGTCTTCGAAATGAATAGGAACATTTTCGTCTGTTGGAACAGGATATATTTCTTTGTCAATTGCTCCATTAAATATTTCACATGTGCTAGTAAACACAAACTTTGTATCGGTTCCAATGTAATGTTCAATTAAATTAAATGTTGGAAGTGTATTATTAAATGCAACTTGTGTAGGAGTTTCGTAAAATAGTCTAGTACCATTTGTTGCTGCCATGTGTATCACTGTATCACATGCTGGCATTTGTTTAACAATATCAGTATCACAAAGATTCTGACCAGACACTAAGTCATATGCAACTACATCATTACTATCTTTAATGTAATCATAGTAATGGCTTCCTATAAAGCCTTTGTGTCCAGTCAATACTATCTTCATTTAATTACGCCAATTTTCCAATTCTCTGCACAAGATTCAGCATATGCTTTGCTGTGACCAGTAACTGCTCTGCTCTCAATAAGTTCGCCGTTTTCAAACATGTCAACAACATAGACAGATTCTTCTCTTACGATAGCACTACGATTACTAACCATTTCTTGTATGAATTGTTTTTCAGACTTATTCTTAAGTCCGTTAAGTCCTTTCGTCGCCAATTTAATCACCTTTTTCCCTTCTTCATTCTTTTAATTGCACGAGCTAACTGCTCGTCTCTCTTTAATTTACGATCACCTTTGTAGTGTATAATATGGTGTTCAAGTGCTGCATTGAAATGATTTTTGCCAAGTTCTGGAAAGCGTATACGTGCAATATCATAGTTGTGTATCTTACCTTCTTTTTCCAGCCTTTCTCTTGCAGCATCAAATGCATGACAATCTAATTGCCCTGCGAGATCGTAAATTGTATCGTGTGTATAATATTCTTTCCATACATCAAAGAACTCTGTTGCATGTTTATGATTTAAATCAAATGCAAGGAATCCTGTTTCTGTATAGTGTGGTCTTCCAAGATAACTTGTGAATAACCCTTCTGGCAAAAATCCTTTTAAGTAGTCTTCACTGATACTACTATAAATTTCAGCATCGCTATCAATCCAATACAGTGTATCTACATCGGCATTATTTGCACAATGCCAAATACAATAACTTTTGTGACTGAACCTTACACCATCATAGATAAACTTACCAGGCACTCTATGTGCATTACGTTTTTTAAATTCTGTAAGTTCTGGTACTGACGGTTCTAACTTTCTAATAACAAAGTTAGCCGGAGGATTATCAATCTCAACGTTGTCTACATAGATGTAAACAGTGATATTAGGATCAACAAACTTTCTTACACTTTCTACAAAGTGTCTGCCATACTCGTGATACCCGTTATCACTAAATGTTGATACGATGCCAAGTTTTTTCATTATGTCTTAGTACCAACAGTTCTACGCACAATGTCGTCGTGGTTGAACTCTGCCCAGTATAGCTCAAATGCTACACCATCTTCAAGTCCTTCGAACTGATGGATCTTGCCGGGCTTCACTTGCGTAAAGTCTCCAGCTTCAAGAATAGTTTCGTCAACTAATCCTTTTTGTTCTCCGTCCTGCCAAACACGTATTAACATCTTGCCTGACTCAACAAAGAAGCCATTCCACTTAAATTGATGTTCGTGTTCAGAACACTTAAAACCTTTATTATATTCAATGCGGTGAAACTCTAGTACACCGTTTGCATGGACTAACTCTGTGTTACCCCAAATCTTTCCTGCTTTGATACCCATTTTATACTCCTAGATATTTTAATATACATACTTAATTATCAGAGTAAGATGCTCAATTCAACTTGTTCTGACTGTCTACTAATCTCTTTAACAAAGTAAACACATGGAGGATTTTCTTCATCGTGTAATGGTACTGACAATAATTGTCCATTTTTCATCTTTGGAAAATACCATCTTACATCTTGGTATATGTTTACTATTTCTACTGGTTGAAAGTCGGATCTGTAACCTTTAATTGGATTCATACAGAACGCTTCGAAGCCTCTTTCGTTAATACTTGTTAGTGGTAACACCTCTGGATCTGTAGCACAATCGCTATCTCCAATTAGCATACACCAATCCAAAGGCATTTGAATTTCGTATCCTCCGATATTCATTAGTATTGCTGGACTGTTAAAACTTTCTAAAAATATTAAAGGCATGAAGAAGAAGTCAGGATTACTTGGATCACTATTATCTAGTACACTAAACCTAGCGTCCTCCTCTACCTCTTCGGGCAGTTCGTTCAAATTGAACGCCTTATTATCTAATGTTAAAATTCTACTCATTTAGTTTTCCTTAGTTGTATTGACGTATTATAACATGTTTAGTACTTGAAGTCAAGAACTTAACTTTTCTTTTCGTTTTGTAATACTTTCAATTTTGCTTCTAGCTTGTCTATAATCTTACGGCTAACTTTTTCAGCTTCGCATACTCTTATACTTTCTTGTAACTTTAGTATTTCATCGTCTACCATTTGTCTAAATTTACTCCTGCTGTGTTAAACGTACCTTTTGTCTTACTTTTTTTATAATCGAAAGGAACAGATACGGCATATGGATCAGATAATTCATTGCCCACATATTTAAAGTTTTTATAAACTGTGGAAGGATTAACGTGATCGAAATACCTAACTACCCAGCTTTCTGCTTTATCAGCATATGCTTCGCATTCTTCGTAGGTACCGTATATTAGTTCTTTGTTGCCTAATTGAGCCTTTTCTATATTCATTAGTCTTGATTGTGTCTTGGATCTTGTTGTTGCTTGATCCACTCTGCTATTCTTTTTGTTGTTCTTTAATTGTTTCTGATTGATCTTTTATAGACTTTTTCTGAAACTTTAGTTTATCACTTTGATGTTGTTGTTGTTGACTCATTGTACTCCCTGTACGCCTAGTTGTATTAAGAAGAATGATAACATCATAAACCCAAGCATTACTACTTGTACTAATGATGCAATGGCAACAAAATGAAGGGCTCTTTCAGCCCACCATTTGCCATCTGTTTCTTGCCATTGTTTTATTTCTTCTGGTGTTGCTTCTCTATATTTTGTCATGTATCTATTTTTGTTATTTGAAAAGGATATTTTGCTTCTCTGTAAAATTTCTTACGTTCTGTTAAGTGACGTTTTGCATATTTACAAGTTGAAGTTATATCCCATATTTGTACGAAATCTTTATCTTCTGCTTTACGTATTCCCCTACCGATACTTTGTATTACCCTAACAAAACTTTTACCAGGTTCAACAAGCACCAAGTTAAATATCCTAGGGATATTAATCCCGACAGCAGCCACACCATATGTAGCAATGATAACTTTTCCATCCGACGTTTTAATTTCGTCATACTCTTCCTTCCTATCTGCAAGTTTCATTTCGCCGGCAACAAAAACTGCTTCAGGTATTTGTTCTATTATTTTTTTACCTGTATCAATTCTGTTTACTAATACCAACGTATTACCAGTCAGTGAAAATTCTTTCACTTTAGATGATATCCATGATATTCTATCAGGATCTGTTACTAACCAAGTATACTCTTCTTGGTAGTTTCTAAATTCTTCGATGTTTTTTGTTTGTAAAATTTGTATATCTAGTTTTGCAAGTACATCTTTTTCTTGTAAGTCATGCGCAGTAACCTGATTAATAACTGGGCCTATGCCTGCAAGTATACCTTGAAATTCCCATGCTTGTTTAGGTACGGTACCTGTTAGTCCCCAACGTATAGGAGCATTTTTTAAATTTATTGTTAATAGTTTTTTAAGCACATCTGCTTTTGCTTGATGCACCTCGTCTATGATAACAGCATTAACGCCTTCTAGAAATTCTGCAAGTGTAAGAGCATCATCATACTTGCCTTTTTTATCTAATACATTAAGACTCTGCCATGTGCATACAGTATGCGTTTTTCCTAGCTCTTTTCTGTCGCCGAAGTATACGCCTACATCAAGTCCTAAGTTAATATAATCTTCTTCTGTTTGTACAACAAGACTCTTGTTAGGCACAATAATAATTGTACGTCCATAGGGTTCGCACAAATGGCTTAATGTTGCAGTTGTAATTGTTTTACCTGCACCAGTTGCTACTTCTTGTAAACTTTGTGGATTATCTAAAAATTTATTTACAACATCATATTGGTAGTCTCGCAGTACAATTGGCTGTCCTTCGAGTTGATGTCCTTTAGGCCAAACCTTACCTTTATCAGCCCAGTAATTTTCTGTAATTTTTTCAAACTTTAATTCAGTTGGTTGACGATTATCAATAACTTCTATTTCATATCCAGCGTTGTCTATGATAGGCAAAATTACATCTAAGTGTGCAAGATAACCTGATCCGCCAATACCAAAGAAACTAACAGTTCCGTCCCATCTACCTAATTTATATGCTGGCATGTGCCTTGCATAAGGTAAATCGTACTTCAACTTATTACAAATCTTTCGACGTGTTGCAACATCAAGTCCTTCACACTTAATGTTTACTTCGTCTTTAATAATCAGTTTACAGTTCAATCAATTCCTCCTGGACTGTTGGTGCTATATCACCAACGTATACAACACATGGATGATTCTTTAGCAAATGTCTTATCATAGTTTGCCCTCCGGCAAATAAATTATTACTAGCTAATATTGTAACATCTTTTTCTTCTTTGAACAACCACTTTGCAGGTTTTTGATTAAAAATTAAAAACTTAGCACCTTCAATTTTTCCTCCAAAACCATTATCTCTAACCCATGTATTCAAATGATCACCATCTGCATGTTTATTGGCTCTGAAGCATACTCTAAAATCACTCCTATCAAACCCGCCATTATCAATGGTATCGCATAATGTATATAACCAATTGTTTACATCACTTGTCCGATCTAGTATAACTGCAACCCTGCCATCAACTGTGTAACTTAATTTTAGGAAGTCTGCAACATCTTTAATCCAAAACTGATTAGTTTGTGAACTTGCAATCTTTTTAGTCCATTGATTATACTTTTTACTTTTACCAGTAAAAATATGACCCATACTTTTTGCTAAAACTAGATCAGCATCAACATTATTTGTTTTGTTTTTTCTGAAATATACTTCAGCACTAGGACTAGCATTGTTGAGCTCAACAGTACCTTCTTTAACTTTACTAGTTTTACTATACTCTTTTTCGTCCCAGTAAATTTCTTCAACTCTTTCAATAACATCTTCAAATTCGTGGTCAAACTCGAAGTCGTTAACTTTTAAGAACTCTTTGAGTAATACAAGATTGTAGTCATATAATGAAAGCGTTCTAACCTTTCTTTCTGGATCCCAACGATTTTCACTGTCTCTATTATATCGTATTTCTTTAATAAAATCGTCAAAGTCTGTTTTAAAATGGAAAGGGAATCTTAGTACAATCCTTTGTGTTTTGTCAACCTCTTCAACCCAAACTTTCTTACTAATATCAATAACACGAAACTCTCTTTTCCATTGAGGCATTTCCATATGATTACCGTAATCAATTTCATCTGAAACTGCTTTACGATATTTAAACAATATTTTTAGCACATATTGGGCTTGTTTTTCTGTAAAATGCTTACCTTGTGTAATAGAGTCATAAAAACTGTGTGCGGCAGAACGGTCTTGGTATTGCATGGAGTAAAATTTCCTCTCAAGCGTGTCCAAGAAATCTATGAATAGATCTTCTGTAAATGTATGGTGTCTCATACTATTATTATATAATAGAATGCCGCAAAGATCAAGAGTTAATTTGCGTTTTTAGGTAATTTTCTAATCTTTTTAGAGGCAGTCCTTGTTCTATTTCTTCTACCGTAAATTCAGTCCATGCATAATCATTTAGCCACTGTTCTCTGTCATGCAAAATAGGATCTTCAATAGTAGATAGACTAGACATACTAACATTGTATGCTAAACTTGAAGGTCCTGTGTACGCTGGTACACCATTTATGACGCTGTGAATACCTGGATTGCTTGACCAACTTATAGTTGCCCATACATCTTCGAATGACATGTCGAAATCGTCATACGTACCAGACACATGCACAGGGTGCTGTCTAGTAACGTTGGGTAAGTATGCTTCAATTAAGTCTAACTGGCATCTAGGATGCGGTCTAAACATAATCACTCTATCTGAATACTTTCTAATTTCAGTTACAGTGTCTGTTACCCACGAACTCATTGGCGGCATGCCTTTCCATTGCAAACTTTTATCATGTTGTCCACATAACAAAATGTGTCTACCTTCTTTACGCCACGGTTTTAAAAATAACCCAAGAGCATTGCGACGAGTATTATCATTATTATCACTCCCAAAATAAGCGTCCCGATTAATTCCATTCACTCCTACCTTCCATGTGGTTCCTCTTTTGATTCCACCGACCTCAAGTACGATGGTGGGTTTGGATTGATTCCATATACCTTGATTAGGCGCCATTCTACCATTAAACAGTACACTCCAAATAACATTAACGTCACTGTCAGTATCGGAATCAGTAACAGTGTGCCCGCAAGATACAATGCTACGTTCAAAAGCAGCAAAAATAGGTTTAGAATTAAGTGCGCCATATTGCTTCCACAGTTTGAATTTCATTATTGGTTCCAGTATGGTTCCGTTCTTGGTACAAGTAGGTCTGTACGTTTGCTTTTTCCAAGGGCTTTACGTCCTCCTTTAAGATGATCAAGGTATGCTCCCCACATTGAGTTAATTAATGGATGTCCTTCACCAGTAACAAGTCCTGCTGCCCAATCCCATTCGTACATTTTAATTCTTTGACGGACAACATCAAACACAAAACTATCATGCCATTCTGGCATTTGAAAAATACCGTCATTTTCTGCTTCATCATATACACGTTGAAACTCTTTCATAAATCTCTTGGTTTGTTTGTTACCTAGTGTAAGTGAATATAACCCACATTCACTAAATTTGCCTTTTCTACCAAGAAAACACACATCAAAGTTAGGTGGTGTTAATTCATTTAGTCTTTCGTATGTGATTGGACTATGACAAAACGTATCTGCATCCATCCACATCAATCTTTGTGTGTCACATACTGTTGCACAATGAAAAATACTGTAAACTTTATGTGCAAAGCGAATTGCGTCCCATTTAAATCCTTTTCCTGAGTCTCTTCTTTTACTTCTTATAGGATCTCCGCTTACATCACCGTTTGCTTTAGGTACATCTTTCCATGTATTCTTAAATGCTACAAGATTTGGTACTGACGAGTGTAAATCGTACAATATAATTCTATTATGGTCCTTAATTCGCGGATTACAGTCTTCTGCGTATACATGTAGCTTCACTTCTTCTGGCCAATTATCGATAAAACTGTCGATCATGCGTTGTCCGTACTGTTGTAAGCCTTTTGCGTGGAATGTTGTTACTACACTAATTGTCATTGGAAAAAATCTCCGTTTTTCTTGCAAGTCCAAACGTGAAAAGTGCCAGCCTGTGCAACTGCATTGTACTTATGTCTATAAAGATTAGCACTTTGTACTCTATCTATCACTTTCTCGTCTTGAATGAAAACATCTGGACTTGGATTACTTAAAATTGAACCCATATGGTCCAACACTTTTAATAAATCTCTATCTATAAAGATTGTTGTTATAGTTGGAACAAAACAATCCTTTAATTTTGACTTATATACAACATTTGCACGTCTTACTCTTGGTGCACCTTTGTCATATACAAAAACAGTGCCAAATAAATCAAATAATTCATCAAATACCCCAAGTCCTTGCCCTATAACTAAGCAATCAACAAAAGGTGTCTTAACTGCACTCTTTAAAATTCTTTTTGTTGTCTTTGACACACTATCTTCCTTGTTGTAAAGGTATTACCTTGCCACTTTTACCACTAAATTTCTCATACGGACCGTCGCCTAAATATCTACCCATATGATTTTTAGCAGGAGCCATAAATCCTGTCTTCGGAGCCATAATCATGACTCTTTTTGACTTCATGTACACTTGGTCGTAGTTTCTTTCTAAGAAAAAGTTAACTGCTGTGTCTACATCGTTATTAATCTCAAAACATACCCAAGGATTTTGCTCTTCGATGACTTTTTCCATGCCTAAAATTGCAGGAAGTTCATAACCTTGTACATCAATTTTAATTAATGAAATATTTTTAAGATTTTCGTCATCTAATCTCTTTACTTGCACCGTATAAAAGTCAGGTGACTCCCACATTGCAATTTTACTGTCTCCGCAGTTCTTAATACCGTCATGAAACTGTACAACGACTTCTTTATCACCAAGTGCTGAATCTCTAACTTCAACATTTGCAGCATCACCTAAATTCTTTATTAAACATTCATGAACTCTTGTACTAGGTTCATAAGATACAATTTTCTGAAAATGTTTTTTCATATCCATTGACCAAACACCTACATTTGCTCCTACATCTACAAATGTTTGCTTCAAAGGTATAGTATCAATGATCCTTTGCCTAATTTTTCTTTCATAGTTGGGGTTAGACATGTCGGTATCTTCTTGAATATGTCTTGTCATTTTAACTTCGTTGTCTGGCATGTACCAGCCGTTGTCTAACTGTATCATAAGTATCTCCTAAAGTGTCGCCATGCCTCACCTGAGGCTAATTCTTCAAAGTTCCAATGACACATTGCTAACTTTTGCACCCAATCTTCTCTATCAAAAAGTTTAGGATCGTTTATTCTTTTTATTTTTGTATTAGATACTTCGTGACTTTGACTGTGTTCAGGTTGTGGGTCTGTTAAGAACACAGGCACGCCTTCGATAGCACTAACTACACTCGGACTACTATTATATAGCACAGTTGCCCAAGCACCTTGTAAATCTTGTAATATACTGGGGTTACTGCTTAAAAACACGTCTTTGTGTTGTGGGAAGTATCTAGTTTTTTTATCTCCTGGATGACCTCTAACAATTATTGGTCTATCCGTAATCTCTCTTAGTGTTGCAATAGTATCGTTTGCCCATTGTACGCTGTTATACCCACGCATACTCCACCCACCGTTACGTTGCAAACAAACTAGAATATGATTACCACTTGTTCTCCATGGTTTCATTTGTATACCTAGTTTGCTACTAATTTTTGTCCATCTGTTAGGATCAACATCTGTATCAAAGTAAAATCCTGTTGTAGGGAACACGCCGTTGAAACTGTATCTTAAATAACGATTTACATTTCCGCTATCGTATGCTAAGAATAAGTTACTGTCTACAATTAATGCTTTTTTACCGTTATTAACTTGTTGTTCAACTGCATTTCTTCTTAAAACTAAATGAGGTGCAGTTTTTCCATGCTCGTGTACAAAGCCTTGTATAAGTGCAACATCAGCATTTGGTACAACTTGCATTGCTGTTTGTGCAACAGCAGTGTCGCCAGAATTTCGTACCCCAGTTAAAAAATTATCTAGGATCATAGGTTTCTCTAGATTATTATTATGTGGCGGAATACCCCCGTAATATGCTACTGCTACTGTCATGGTAGTCTCTTTACGTTCTTAACTGCTACGCCATTCATAAGCTCTTCTTTTGTATATTGAGAATATGAAAGCATACACAACCAAGAACCTAAGTTGCCTCGGAACAAATCGTTAATATCAGAAAGTTTATTACGTGTAACTGGATTAGTAATATGTGTATCTAGTGTAATTGCAGGAACTCCAGCCCAAATTGCTTCTGTTGCTGCATTACTATTGATGTTTACTACACAGTAATAATCGTCATTTAAGAGCTCTTTATGTAAGTTACTTCTCTGCTTTTTAGGTGCCTTAGATCTAAATCTAATGCGCTTGTCAGTATACTTGCGTAACTCTTTTGCTACATCATACTTCCAAGTTTTTAAATCTACATGCATAATACTTGCTGCAAAAGGCCCAGGTTCAATTACGTAAATAATTTCGCCACCTTTCCTCCAAGGTTTAGGAAACTTTTTAAAATTGCCTAATCTATCCGAAGGTGCATCAAATGACTTGCCATAGTGTAAATGACTACGAACAACTCTATGCCATACTTTGTTTGTTTCTAAAAAGTTAGTATATCCACTGTCAATAAACCAAAAAGGATAGTTGTTATCAATTTTTCCAACAAGTAAATCTTCGTTACCTACAGTGTTTCTAATTAAACAATCTTCTTGTAAACTTGTAAAATCTCTTCTACGAATGTAAGTATTATCTTTACCGTCGCCTACCCATTGCCCTGTACCTTTTACAAAGTTTTTATAGCGAGACTTTTTGTATGATTCAAATATATTTTCTATACCAAATGCATCAATGAAATATTCTATATTATTATGGATAGCATCAAAGTAAGCATTACGTATGTGACCTTTATTGGTATTAATTACATCCACCCATTCATCTAAATCTCTACGCACAGCCTTGAACAATTTGTCTTTAAACTTTTTCTTTTCTTCTGGTTCAAGTTTTCGAGTAGGGTCTTTCCACTTAGACTTTTTACTAATATGGTCTTGAATGTATGTTGCTGTATACCTATCTTGAATATTAAACTTATAAAGTTCTTCGGGAACAGGTACTAGCGATAACAAATAGTTTGCAATCTCTTTGTCATTCATTAACAGTTTCATTAAGAGTATTTCTCCACTAGTTTATATGCACGGCCCTGTTCTACTTCATCAAATGTAAATTGTCCATAGGCTAAACTATGACAGTGCTGTAATATTTTATCTGTTTCAGGTCTGTACGGATTACTAAGCTGACTCAGATCGGTTGAGGCTAACGGTGATGCTGCACAAGGTACACTTACAAATGCAGGTACACCGTATAGGACTGATTCTAGTGCAGCCATGCTGTTCATTGCAACAGTAGCATATACACCAGATTCAAATGCGTCATAAATTGAGTACTCAAAGTTACGCTCTGTGCGTGATCCTTTTATTCGTACTTCAATAGGTAGATCGCAATACTGTTTAATTTTCTTTGTAGTTTGCTTGACCCATTTATCATAATCAATATCGTACCAAACACATGCTTTAGGATTAGGCATTACTAAAAGAATCTTTTTATCGTAGTTCTTCCAACCTTTCCATATTAGTCTTGGATCATGTTCAACTAGCATGTTCCATCTGTCATACGGTATATCGGGTCTAAATGTAGAAAGTTGATTTTCGTTTTTAACAATACGGTGCCATTTCTTTCCACCTTTCTTGTTACCTGGACTGGGAAAATTTCCGAAGTACCCTGTATCAATGTACCAGTAATCTCTATTTTCTTTTACACAATTATCAGCGTGATGCTTTTTAATTACCCCTCTGATAACCATTGGTTTGTCTAACACAGCTGAATCAACTGTTAACCTGTGCTTTGACCCTTCTACCAATATTTCTTCAGGAGATAATTTATCCATTAAAGGTTAACCTTAAATTTCATCATCTCAAATAATTCTCTTTTCCATTGCTTATGATATGTGCATCTACGATAGTTTTCAAACCACGGTCCGCCTTCTGTATAATGAATTGCTTTTGGTTTGCTGTCTTCTGTTTCATCATACCAGTCAACTAACCAATTCCATTCTTTACCTAGCTCGCCAATTTCACTATCATCTAACCAACTAAACCTGTGTAAGTATGCTCCTGTAATATCAGGATCGTTTACAAGATCCATTGTAATTTTTTTGTTACTAGGATGTCCACAGTTGTATAAAATTACACTTGACCAGTTTTTACGTGGATATATTGTTTGTTTTTGTCCGTCCATCTTTACACCTTCTTTAGGTGTATAATCATGTTGTACACACATAACTGCATACTTGTCATCTGCTTGGTCAAATAATTCTTTTATATCTGTTAAGAAAATAATGTCACTATCACAAAACAATGCCCATCCATCAAAGTTTGTAAGCTCTGGTACTAGGAAGCGTGTAAAAGTAAATTCTGTTGATGCTAGTTTATCTACAGGACGATGATACCAACCTTGTTCTCTTAATTCATTTTGTTTTAACGGTGTTACTGATACGTTTTCATTTCTTGTTAAGATACTATGTCTGCAAACTTGATATGCAATATCTTCTCTAGTGTCGTATCCTACGAATACTTTTAAGTCCATTGTTCCTCCAAACACGCTCTTGCTCTTCCTGTGCGTAACTCACTATCGTGAAATTGACCTGCTGCTAAATGACAGCCCCAAGCAAACAATTTATCACTGCTTGGGTAATACGGTGCTTCTATTAATGATAAGTCTTGTAGTCCGACTGGGTTTGCTGCACTAACAGGCGCTAACGTAAACACCGGAATACCCTGAAATACACTCTCAACTGCTGCATTACTATTAAATGTAACAAGAGCGTACACATCGTCGTCTAAGGCTTCTTCTAGCGTGTTATGTAGCATTCTATCTGCTCTTTGTTTATTACGTTGCCTAATTTCAATAGGCCTGTCAGTATGTTGTTTAAGTGTGTTAACAGTTTCTGATAACCACTCTTCTAAATCAAGATCATAAAACTTCATAGGCTTTTCGTCTGGCGCAGCAATAAGAATCTTTCTACCTTTCTTATTCCACGGCTTAAACTTTTTACCAAAGCCTTCGAATCTGCTTGAAGGGCGATCAATAAGTTTATTATGTTGAAGATTGTTCTTTACAATACGATGCCAAAACTTCCAACCATTAGGGTTACTAGGAGTTACTTCGTTACCAAAGTATCCTGTATCCATATAATAAAAATCTCTACCATCTTCCCAACATTTATGCATCCATTTCTTTTTTAAGATACCTCGTAACACAATAGGATCTTCTGAAGCATCATAATTAAACGTATTAGAATCCTCAACAGGTGCACCGCACCCTCGAGCGAAACGATTTATATAGGGGTCTTTTTTACCCTTGCTTACAAAAATCCAATTAGTCACGTCTTTCGATATCCTCTTCTATACAGGCTTCCCCGTATTGAACTTCTAGTATGTGTGTTAAATCATCTGTGGGGTTACTTGCTTTATGCCAAGTACCTACTGAAATATCATATCCTTTTGTTAAGGGTAAAAGCTCTACAGTATCACTAATGTTGTTCCACTCTGTTTGCATTTTAACTTTGCCTTTTAGTACATACCAATGTTCTGATCTTTGAAAGTGTCTTTGATCAGAAAGACATGCACCTGGCTCAATTACTAATTCTTTAATTTTAAAATTGTTTTCAGGTTGATGATCTAATACTCTATACCAACCCCATTTGCGTTTTGTTTTAGGTGTTTTCCATTCTCCTAAAATCCAACTACTTGAATTCTTTTTATCTGTACCACCAACACCAAATTGAAATTCTACTCTATTGTTGTCAGTAAACTTTTCTACTTCTGGTGAATTGCCTTCACCTCTATCTCCACCGTTAGCAAATACTATTCTGTCATGCATTGTTTCAGATGTTTTAAGTGCTACGTCTATTGCACCACATGCCGATCCTTCCTTATCATCTTCAAATGTAATAACATTATCTACTACAGCAAGTTCTTTAATAATAGCAATTCTTTCTTCAACGGGCATAAAAGGCATGCCCTTTTTATTTGTTAACCATTCGTCGCTGTTAACACCAACCCATAACTCGTTACCAAGTTCTTTGGCTGCTTTAAAGTAGGCAATATGCCCGGAATGTAAGGGGTCAAACCCGCCTGTAACTAGTACGATTCTTTTCATACTAGTATTTATATGCGCAGTTTATGTAAAGAAAATTAAATGGTTGCGTCGTCTAAACCAGCTGTTCTTAGTTTAACGATATTAGATACTTGCCATTGTTTAATGTCTAGTCCTTTGATAATTCCTAGCCATTTATTACGTAATAATGCAAACTCGTTAATAATTTTTTCAAAGTCTACAACATCAGCTTCGCCATCTACAAATTTTTCAGCATCTCTAGAACTTAATTGACGTTGATAATTTTCAACATATTTTCTAAAGTGTGTACTACGTAAACGGCGAAGCTCAATGTTTAAATATTCGAGTATTGCTTCGATCTCTTGTAACTGTCCAAATCTAGTTTCTACAATTGCAGGCATTTGTGCTGATGCTTTTTCAAGACGCCCAACAACATTTGTCTCTTTTTTAGCCTGTAATAATTCTGCTTCGTAGTACTGCACAGCGGCAGGTATCTTCGAAATATCTTTAGAAACTTGATCGTACCAGTTCATTTAATCCTCATCATCCCAAATTGCATCTTCGACGTCTTCATCGTAATTAGTGTCGCCGTCATCTTCGTCCTCAGTTACATACTCAATTGCAGTATCTAAGTATGTGTCAATACCAAAGAGTTCATTGATTGCAATTTCAGATACTCCGTGGTCTACTAGTGCAGTAACAAAACCTTTTGCTACTTCTTGTTTTTCCTTTTCAGGAACATGTTCTGACACTACGTTCCAAATGTCAGCAATTAGATCAGATTGCATAGATTTCTACTCCGTTATTCAGTTGGTTGTTCTTCGTAAACTTCCTCATCGACTACTTCGACAGGAGTCTCTATTACAGGTGTATTTATGATATCATCCATAATTATCTGTAACTTATCTCCAGTCCATGCTTTTCGATATTCTAGCATAACTTCGCCAGTTGACGGACTTGTATACTCAAGTCTATTACCTGACTTTTTAAGATATCCTTTTGCTTCGAATAACTCAATCAATCCACTATGCGGATCCATGCCTGTTTCATATGGTATTTCAACTTGTACACTTTCGAACGGTTTATTGTAACGTGTTTTCATTACCTTACACGCCGCTCTAATACCATGTACTTGTGAAGTTTTATTACCGTCTGCATCTACTTTAAGTTTAAGTTTCTTAATAGCTACAACAATACTAGAAGCATATACAAACCCTTGTCCACCGCTGATCTTATCGTCTGGATCAAACATATCTTGTGATGCATATGTGTGGTTAGTACATACCATACCTACGTTATAACTACCAATCATGTTAACTGTGTTACGAACAAGTGCAGTCAATGCCTTAGGCTTACGACCCATATCACCTTTCATATCACCTTTTTGGAACTGGTCAACGTCTGTAGGTGTTAGTAACATACCTAACGAATCAATTACAAATAATACTTTAGGACGTTCTTCTTCTGCCATATCACGATATTCTTTCATAAATTCTGATACTGTTCTAGCAACATCATCAATCATGCTCATGTTAAGTTTAAGAAGTTTTTCTTCTGAAGTATCTACGTCAAGTGCTTGTAGCCACGCTTCGTCAAGTGCGTTCTCTGAGTCAACTAATACTACAAAGATGCCTTGTTCCTGTGCAGCCTTTACAATATTTGCTGAACAGAAGTAACTCTTACCACTACCTGATTCACCTGCAAATACTGTTACCTTACCAAGCGGAACACCTTTATTAAAGTCGCCACTTACAAGATAGTTTAGTGCAAAGTTTCCTGTGCTGACCCAATCAGTTGGATCATTAAAGCCAATACCAAGGCCGTCAATGCTCTTAGTGATTGTCTTTCTGAATTTACTTATGTCAAATGCTTTTGCCATTTTTACCTTTCCTATGTGTTAGAGTGTAGTGTAGAAGATCTCGCTGGATACCGAAAGGAGATTTTAGCCGGAACTTCCACATACACAATTAATTAACTAGCGTTTCTGCTTCTAATCATTGCAAGAATATCTTGCGCTCTGTTAGAACCATCGCCTTCACTTGCCGCAGCCTCTTGTGCTGTTGCAGTTGCAGCCGCTGGTGCCGCTTCTGCTACTGGTGCTGCCGGAGCCGCTTCAGGTGCAGGAGTTGCTGCTGGTGCTGGTGTTGCTGGTGTTGATGGAGTATATGCCTTGTTAGGATCTCCAGTACGTGACGCCATACCTGCTGGCTTAAAGTACTGACCCCAACGGTCCATATCATATGCCTCACCGTCTACTGACGCTTCGAACATCTCTTTCATAACCTTTAACTCAACCTCACCAGGTTTCTTTGGAAGGAAATCTGACATGTTGTAAAGACCATGCGTTTCGATTGCTGCCTTTTCAGTATCACTTAATGCACGTTCTTTACGTGACCAAGATGATGTAGAATAGTCTGCATAGCCGCCTTTAGAAGTTTTCTTAACTCTAAAGTCAACGCCACGCATATAGTCTGTTGGCAGTTCTTCAAGTTCAGGATCCATTAATGCACCTTTAATGATCTGGAAGATCTGTGGTCCAATAATAAATCTACGGATTGGGTTTTCCGGAGAACTTTCTTCGTTTAACGGGTCTTCAGTAACAAACCCTTGGAATACATATGAACGTTTTTTCCAATACTTACGTCCCATATCTTCTAAAGATTTATCTTTGAACCATGGTCGAACTTCTGTTAAGATCGGACATGGTGTGCCGTCGTTATACATTTCCATACATGGAACTTGTACAATTACCTGACGTGAGTCAGTGTCGCCTTTTACTCCAGCAAACGGAAGTTTAATCATTGCACGTTCTGCCCAAAAGAACGTATTAGATTGATCGCTGTCAGGTAAGAAACGAATTACTGCTTCTTTGCCTTCTTGCATATTCCAATGTGGGTAAATTGCGTTGTCTCCACCGGAAGAATTTCCAGTGTTACGATTGTTGGACTCTTGTAGTTTAGCCCTTATTTCTGCGAGTGATGCCATTTGTGCCTCCTATAGCCTTGTTATATGTTTTCACTTTCATGCCTAAGCATACGTATTATTATATGCTCTTTTATTTAGCCCGTCAACTGTTATTTTAACTAAAAGTGGTTTCATTCAGCCAAAAAGAAAGGAGACCGAAGTCTCCCTACTTAAATTATAACTTTGTGTTGTTATAGTGCCTTGTGCAATTGAGCAACTAGCTTTGCTTTAGTCAGCCTTCTATCTAATTCAATGCCGTTATCTCTGCCTAATTCTTCTAACTTAACTTTTGTCATTTTTGATAACTCAGCTTTAGTTACTTTCTTAGCTTTTGCTGGGGCCTTTTCTTTCACTTCGTCCTTTAGTACCAAAGGTTCTACTGGTGAAGTGAACAGCTTTTTAATCCAGTTAAACATATTCTTCTCCGTTAATGAGTATTATTTAAGTCTTTTAGTAAGCGCCAGCTAAGGTTTTGATTCTTTCGAGTTCTTCGAGTTCTTCTGCCCCTTGCTCTTGTGCCGGTGCCATTCGTTCTACCATCTTACGAGCAACTTGTCCTGCATGTTCGCCGAACTTCTTGTCTACCATAGTAGCAACGCCTTCTGGACCTTTTGGAAATGTGCCACTATTTTTATCGTACATACTTACAATAAATTGTGCTACTTCGTTAATATCATATGACTTACCGTCTACTTTGAATTCTTTTTTGCCTGCTTTCTTAGCTTTGTCTAGTTCGCCGGAAAACTTGTTTCCTTCGCCAAAATCTGGCTCATCTTGTTTTTCAATATGATTGCCTTCGTCATCAAAGTCTGTGTCAACCATATCAATTGCAAACATAGCATCAGCTGCGTCATACTTGCCGTTTCTAATTGCATCTTTAACTTTGTCTTTTGGCATTTTTAATTTTTGATCTTCGTCTGTAAAGTCACCTAAAATTTCTTCAGCACCAATTAACGCATCACTTACTCTACCTTCTTGTTGCGTTCCTTCGTGTTGTTTATGATCTGCATTATCGTACATTTCTTGTGCGTCCTCCTGACAAGCTGCCATTAACTCGTCCATGTCTTGCATTTCAAGATCCATGTCAGCATCAAAACCTAATTTACTGTTACCATCCATTTGGCAGTCTAGTGATATTGATTTAGGATCAACTATAATGTTTGCTGGACCATCTTCGTTTTCAATTTTTGCTTTATACGATACAGTGCAAGGTGTCATTTCGCCGTCATCGCCTGTTCCATCCCATTGAAACTCGCCTTCGAACTCGTCTGGCATAAAGCCTTCCATTGGTGGCTCAGATTGATCAGCACTTACTGCTGGTTCATCTGCCATATCACCAAAGTCTAATGATTCTAATTGCTCAGGTGCATTTTCTTCAACCCATGCTTTAACTAATGGGCGAGCATCTCCGTTAGGATCTTCTTTTGCCTTCATTTTAATATCGTTAAACAGTCTGTTGTCTTCGATAATACCTTTTAAACTTTGAATAGCATTTGTGCCATCTACGCCTACTGGAAAGTCTTGGTTTACTAATTCATTTAGACTTGCAACTGCCTCTTTAATTTCTTCGTCGCTACCTGTTGTAAGAGGTGAATCTTCACCTAGTGCCATTGCCCAATTTTCAAATGCTGCAAACGGATCACTTGCTTCGTCCATATCATGTATGCCATTACCATTGTTATCAACCCAATGACTACCATTTTCATCGTGTGAGTCATGCTCACAATCAGTTGTAGGTTTGTGCATTACATCATTACAATCTTTACAGTGATATTTGTCTGATTCGTTTTTTGTCATTTCGACTATGTCGTCATAGCCTACAATTTCATCTTCTTTCATTAGTCTATATAGTACTGGAAATACTGATGTTAAATCTTCTTTGAAATTTCTAATAGTGAATTGATCTTTAAACTGTTCCATTACATCATCTGGTACTTCCATTGCCTCTGGTGCCTGGAAACCTTCTACGTATGATTCATAGTGAGGTTGTTTAGCTATTTTTGCAATTCTTTCTCTTAAACTATCAAGCTGGCCTTTGCTACGTTCAACAACTGAATTTGTGTCGGAGTTCATTAAGTCGTTACGTACAACATAGCCTGTGAAACTTTTTAATTGTGCAATTTCTTCACTCATTTTAATAATGCTTTCACCAATTGCATCGTATGGAGCACCACCATTTGCAACGTGTCTTTGCATAGCTCTTGCGCCTGCTAAGTGAATAAAAGGATATTTAAATCTTTCACCTTGTGAGTTTTCAACAAATAAAGCAGCAATATTTCTTGATCTATCACCTGGCTTCATTTCTGTATCATCAGCAAGTGTTTTACTATGCTTGATGATTAATCTTGTATCTTCCAGCTTTTGGAAGCTCTGTTTCTTAGTCCCGTATAAGGTGCTCTCGTTCATTTTATTCTCTCCGACTGGTTTTACTATTGTGTCATTATCCGCTTGTGGGTTTGAGTATTGACTTAGGAATGCATAATCCCTTTGGTCTAGATTGTCTTTAGCAATGTCTCTAGTATCAAATGCTAGTAGTCGACGCTTACTAAACTTTCTTAATTCTTTTAGAAATCCGTACCAATTGTCTTTTTGTGGATCATCCATGCCTTCAGTAATACCATTTGAAAAGTATACTTTCATTGAATTTGGTTCAGCAAGGCTAATACTCACGTGTCCAATATTCTTATCACCTTCATTATAATCAAAGTCAAAGAATCTGGCCTGCTCCGGGTTGATAGTAATTGACCCAGCGTCATCTCCTAATTTTAAACCTTTAAATCTACTTCTAATTTTATAGAACAGATCGGTTGCTATGTTGTTAGTTGCGTCCATATAACTATTTATCAAAATCCTGTACTTACGAAGATCGGCATTGGGAACTGATCTTCTGTCATTCTTTCCGTCATTTTATCGTATATTTTAGGATCCCAGTCAGATAATACATTGGCCATGCGTACAATTAATAATGTTGCAGCCACTAAATCGTCGTGTTCACCTGTTTTTGCACCGTACCCAACACCATGTGCTACGAATGTTTTTAGCTCTGATATGAGCGGTTTACTGTGTATTTTCATCTTATTCTTTTCTAATAAGTTTTTAAATCCGCTACATGCAGTAATCTTTGTTTTGTGTGTTGTGTTAAATCCTTTTCTATAACGTCTAACATGTCCTTTTCTCATAGGCTCACTTAAGAATAATCCGTTAAAGTTTTCTTCACCTATATCTGCAATAACAACTAATGCTGCTTCACCGATTGTATTATTCTCTACACTATAATATATTGTAGGACTTGCATTTCCGCCTGCTTCGCATTCTGTTTGGATGTACTGTAAAATTTCTCTTAGTGTTCTTATTTGCTGTTGTATTGGAGTTAAGTTATGTCTCCATTCTCCTACTTGTTCCATGCTAGGCATTTCAAATATTTGAATAGCACCATAGTCGCCGCCTGTACCTAAACTTGGATCCATACTTACTAGATATGTTGCTTTAGGATTAATTTTCTTATACCAGCGTGTTTGACCAGTATTCATGATAGGCTCTGATCCTTCTAGTTCTGCTAACTTAACACTATTAATAAGTGTTTCATCAAAGATTAAAAATTCACAATCAAACTCACGTCTAAAACGTTCGTCACCGATCTTTGCTTTTTCTTCTGCTGCCCAGGCCTCATCTCTATCTGGATGATCAACCCATGGAGCAAAATAAGGATAGAATCCGTTAGTGCCTACACCCAAATCGTTACCGTGATCGTCAAACTTTTTATTTGCTTCTGTCCAAATCATAGCAAACTGATCTTCATCTGAGTTTGGTGTACTTGTAACAATAGCTTTACCACCTGTTGACAGTGTAGGAGAAAGTGCAGTCCAAAACTCTTTGGCTTTTTCCGGGGGTTGCACAAATGCAAACTCATCACAGTATATTAATGAAAGTGATTTACCACGTCCAGTATCTTCTGTTGTAGTAGTTGCTTGTATTCTACTACCGTTATCAAATTCAATTGTGTTTCTGTTATATGTATAGATACCAGCACGAACAAAGTCAGGTAGTGTTTCATATCCATATCTAAATCTATTCATAATGTCTTGCGCACCAGTATATTTGTGTGCAGCAATTAGCACCTGCGATTCAGGTGTAAACATTGTATACCATAATAGATATCCAGCAGCACAGGTCGTCTTACCCATCTGTCTAGGTAACATAGCAACACAATATCTATTTTCTGCATATGCTTGAATTAGTTCTCGTTGAAATCCATAAGGCTCAAACTTCATTGACCCTTTTACAGGGTGTTGAATGGTTAGAAAGTTTTCACAAAAGTATAATGGTCCCGTGATGGGATCCATACAAGCCTCTAAGTGCTTGACTTCTTCTAATGTAAATTTATTTTTGCTGTGGGCCTTCTTTATCTGAACGCCATCTAAACTCTTTGCCATACTAGTATTTACTCAAAAAAATAGCACCCGAAGGTGCTATTGAATCTTATAATAGCAGTATTATGCTAATTCTAGCGTAGTTTTTACTGTACAAGTAACACCAGTAAAGTCAATTTGTGCTGGTGTAGCACCTGATAAGTCAGTTAGTGCAATAATTTCATCTTCAATTTGCTCAACAAGTGTCTCAGCACCTGCGCCATCATAGTCTAATGAATCATTTGATTGCTCAACTACAAGTGCAAACTTTTGGTTTGTACCATATAGTGCGCCACGAATAACAACAGTACAATATTTTTCAACAATACGCATAATGCTTTCAATTGCTAGTCCGCTTCCTGTTTGAGCGTTTACTGCTGCACCACATGCAATTTCAAATACTGTTAAGTTTTTGTTGCCGTTGTAATGTATAGCTGTCATATCAGCATATGGTTTTCTATTTTCAGCAACCTTTACTGCACTGCCGCCGCCGATTGTTGCTTGTGTTAAATCTGCCATTACTTCTCTCCCTTAGCTTCTGCTAAACGTTGTGCAAGTTCAGCTTTAATTTGAGCTCTTAGGTCATCACCTTCTTTTACTTTTTTCATAGGATTGTCACCATCTGCTACTTTAGGATGTGTATCCTTAGGACGGTTCATTCCACCTGCTAATTTGTTTTGCATGTAGTCAATGTCTCTGTGATCTTCATCAGGCTCATTAGCATATGCTTCTTCTTTATCTTTTTTCTCTGCGTCGTGGTCGTCCATGTCGTGGTCGCCATCGTCGTCTTTGTCTAAACCTTTGATCATATCGTGATCTGCATCATGGTCATCTTTGTCCATGTCCATGTCCATATCACCACCTGGCTTATTATCGTTATCGCTATCAAAGTCTGGAATCAATTTGTTAATTGGCTTTGGCATAGCAATAGTCATGTCTGGCATGTCTGGTAAGTCTGGTTTTTCTGGTTGGTTAATCATATCTGGATTAACTTTTGTCATTAATTTTAATACGTCATCAATAGCATCGCCTTCTGCACTGATATTAACATTCATTCTTGCTTTGTCTTTTTGTTCAGGTGCTGTCATTGGAGCCTGTGGCATAGGAACTGGCATCTCTGTAACAGGGGCATCAGTTGTGTCAAGCTCACGCATTTTTTGCATAAGTTCATTAAAGTTCATTATTTACTCCCTACAGGGCTGTTAACACCCGCTTTGTCGATTTTAATCTTAGGAACGTCTGCAAGTACGTCTGCTTTTAATTTATCGTGTCCTAATTCCTTCTTACGTTCTTTAGAAGTTTTCTGTAAGTCTTTCAAAAATGATTTGTTAAAATCATCACCAAAGTAGTCTTTGTATTTGACTTTGCCTGCTTCTTTATATTCGTTGTCGTGTAATAGTGCGCCTTCTCTTTTGTCATCATTAATTTGATACTCTTCAGTTGGGCTGGCACTGTTTCTTACTTTACAACGATCTTCAACACACCCGCACTCTTCACAACAGCTCTTATGTACTTCTTGCGGAGTAATAGGATAGTTTGTAACAAGATTAAATGTAGTTACTTCCATGTTGTTTAGTTCTGGAAAATCCATAGGAACTTCCGTAACTGGTGTTTTTGACATCTCTTCGCAAGTTATTACTTCTCTAGAAGCCATACATGACTTTAGTCTATCGCAAAAGCCTTCAGGAACTTCACCTGCTACTTTTACGTTGAAGCTGTACACTTTTTTGCTTTCTGTCAAATATTCATTGAACGTTTTCATATTAGTATTTATTCCTTTCCGCCTAATTTCTTCATTAGTTCATTGCGATCTAGCATGATATAGCCTGATCCATCTACTAATTCGTTGGGATCTTCACCTGAATCTTGATCAAGTTTCAGCTTTCTCATCTGTAAATCTACGGCTTTTAACTTCTTATCAATTTTAGCAGATTTAGCATCTACTGCATTTTTAAGCATACTACCAGCCACTTCAAAAATACGTCCACTGTAACGTACTTCTACATTCATGCCCAAATCCATTAGATCATCGTATGCTTTCTCAGCCTTATCAGCTAAGTGATCTAGATCCGTTTCACCTAGTGTATCCAATTCTCTTACTGCTGGTAATTCTTTAGTAATGTTTTGGATTGCTTGATAACTTTGATCTACGCTTTTTATTTCAGCTTCCATTTCTTCAGCCTTTATTACAGAAGCTTCAACCTCTTTAGGTTCTTCTTTTGATTCTTCCATATTAAAAAGTTCTTCTAATTTCTTTGTCATACTTTTACTTATCTTCGTTTCGGTCCAGTGTGAAAAATATCTTCTTCAGTTACTACCCTAAAACGTAGTCCTTTCTGTTTACACCATGCTGTAGCTGCTTCCCATTTTGCCATATTGAGTAAGTATTGCTCTTGATTGTATCTACTTTTACCAACACTTTCTCTAAATGACTGATTTTTAGGTTTAACTTCTATTACTTCTGCATGTTGCTTACCTTTTTTATCTGCATAAACAATAAAGAAGTCAGGTACGTAAATTGTGTGCTTACCTGTTAATGGGCTTCTGTAAGGTATTTGTATACTTTCACTTGCCCACTTTGCAACACCCTGATGTTCATCTAACATCTTCATAAAAACAGTTTCCCAACTTGAACGGGCCATTGGTGTTTTAGTACCAACATACTTGCTGGGATTTTTCATTTCAAATCTGCCTTGAGCAAATTTAGGCATATTAAGCACTCACGTTACGTTGTTTTGAGACATCTTCTACCGGTGTACGGTATCCTAGTGTTGAGGTTGCTGGTCTGTTATTATTTAGAACTTCGGCAACCAATGCACTAATTTCTAATTGTTCTAAGCCAGTAATATCATCTAAAACTTTTGTTATAGGCATGTTTTCTAACTTTGCTTGTTTTAATAATGATGTTGCAACAACTTCTGCTGCACTATTATCAAACCCTTTATCTAAAAAAAACATAATTGCTGCGTCATAGTCAACAGCATTATATTGTAAAGGTGATTTGCCGTATTGGTCAAAGTAAAGTCTAGTACGTGCTGCACTATCTTGTATTTCTTTTGCTGGTAAATTAGTAGGCATGTTATGTTCCTATATCCTGTCTTCCTATGCCGGTGCCGCCACGTGTTACTTTTTTCGTTGCAGTAGTAGTTCCGTTAGCTGCATCATTCTTCGGAAAGAATATTCCTGCTGCACCTGATATTGTATTTGAAATTTGTTGTATGCCACCTGGGCTTGTTAAAATATTAACGCCCTCGTTAATAATAGAATCTTTACTTAACCCTCTAATATTTTTATATGTGTTAACTGCGGCAATTGCTGTACCTAAAAATGATTTAGGACTTTCAAACGCACTTCCGTTACCAACAGCACCAAAGATAGATTCAAGTCCATCAAGTACACCACCTTCTCCTAGTAGTAATCCTGTTCCTCCGCCTGCAACTCCTAATGGAGATGAAACTGTATCATAATGTAGTGTTGCAAAGCCTTTAGGTGAACCTTGACTTATTGTTCCTGCTGTATACTGGACTGCTTCGTACTGTAATGTCATAGAACTTTCAGCAGTTTCAGACCCTGCTGCGTAGTCCATACCGCCTGCTGTCCACTGTTGAATCTTTGGATTAACTAGTGTGTATCCAACAAAGCGTCTACGTCCCATTGTATAGATAGTAACAGATTTAAAAAAGTCCGCAGTTGAGCCGTTATCAAAACCAAATGCATAGTTGTTAGTATCTTTGTTTCTATATTGATCTCTATCAAATGCTGCTGTAGGATTATTCCTATCGGCAACATAATAACCATAGTACAACGCCCACAGAGCACTTATAACACCTTGGTTATCATCATGCATAGTAAACTGTACAGGATCGTATTGAATTCTTTTGTAAACGTTATGCTTTTTATTATACTGGTTTAGTGTATCCATTTGGAAACTAAACTTAGGCAAGTCTACACCTTTAACTAGTAGTCCTGTTTCTTCAGCGTGTTTGGACTTAAAGTTAGCAGCCTTAACAGCAATTGGATCCATTTCAAACCTAACATAATAATTAAATTTAGTCTTAGGTGCAAGACGCATTGTATTATCAATGAACAGTCTTGTGGCATGGGTATAGTTACCCATAATACCTTTAGGTTGAGTAAGTCCAGTTGCAAAATCGCTGAGAAATCTTGTGAATTTGTTTGCCATACTATTATTTAGCCATAAAAAAAGCCCGGAAAATAATCCGAGCTTCTTCTATTTTATTTAAAAAATTATTAGCCTTGTGCGCCTGAAGAACCTGTAGTAGATTCACCAATTGTTCTTCCAACGTTTGCGCCAATTCCAACGCCAACGCCTTGCTCACCTGCGCCCCACTGTACCATGTTATCAAAACGTATAGTAAGTGCAACTTGCATAGCTTCGTTAGTAGCGTAGTTAGCGTCACCGTAGTCTACGTTAGTTAGGAAACAACCATACATGTTTGCTGTTTCTAATACGCTTACTCCGTTTTCACTAGTACCGTTACCACCGTCTAGTACTTCAATTTTAGTTGAGAATTTGTAGTCAATACCTGATCTAGCAGATGCTTGTTCAACAAAGTCGAACTGCTTCTGGACCTGTTGGCCGACTAGCTTCTGTACAAAGCCACTAGCATCATCACGTAAGTTTAATGTTAGTGTTTCAAAAGTATACTTACCTGCTAAGAATACCTTTGAGTTGTACACGTCTAACTGCATTTCTTCAAAACCTACTTTTGGTCTTGAAACATCTACAACTTGTTTAGTAAGTTCTGTTGCAGCACTAACTCCGAATCCTAAAAGTGTCACCCTAAAGCGATATTTTAGTTTAGGCATCAAGAGCACTTGGTTGCCTGCGTCTGTTGGTACTCCAAAGTTGTTAAGTGATGTAATAGGCATTATATTTCTCCTGTGTTCTTGACACGCAATGGAATGTAAATAAACTCAATCGCCTTAATCGGTTCGATCGCAATGTCAACATAAAGTTCATTTCTGTCAACCCTTGCTGGCGTGTTGTTAGTTTCATCACACACAACTGCAAAGTCGTATAAAGCTCTTAAGCCTACAAGCTCGAGTAATAATGACTCAACTGCTTGTTTAACTTCGTCCCTTGTGATCTTATCATTTGGCTCAAAGATATAAGGTCTTGCAAGTTTGTTAAGTTGTGATCTTAAATACACAACTAAACGTGCTACGTTAATTCTATCTAAAGCACTTGCATTTCTTGCTCTAGTTTTTTGTCCGTAGTTTACAAGTCCTACACCGTTAAAGAATGTAATTGGATTAATTTTCAATCCATACAGTGTATCTCTTTGTCCTTCGTTCAGTGCAACTGTTTGGAATTCACCTGTTGCTGCATCAATATAACCTACTGATGTAGCGTTGCTAATTCCACCACGTCTTGTTCCTGCTGGAGCAAACCATGGAAACGATACTTGGTCGCTTAGTGCTATAGTTCTCATCATCATGTGTGATGCTGGAACAACAGCGTTTGCGCCACCTAAGTCAGTTGTAAATCCATTTGGATAAAACGCACCTAAGTATTCATCGTATGTTACAAGTCCGTTATCGTTGTTGTCAACTACCAATGCACTGTTTGAACCATATGCTAACAATGAAGTTGCATCACTTGCTAATCTTAAAGGTGTATCACCAATAACAAATGCTGTTAAGCCTCTGTCAATGTTTAAGTTAACAAGGTTGCTCATTGTTTCTGTGTATCCAGGACATGAAATTAAGTTAAAGTTTCTTGTTTCTTCATCTCTAATTTCTGAACTTGTGTCAATTGCTGATTTAAGTGCCTGTGTTACTACCATACGCTGTGCATGTCTACCAAATGATCCGCTACCATCTTCTTGGTTGCCTGATTGTGTAGACCATCTGTCTGTAGCATAACTTGTCATCGCTTCGTCTCCAAAGCGTGTGTTATCAGCTGTTAAATCAATATAGTTGTTGTTGTACTTTTTAACGTTACCGCCACTTCTACGTAAGTTCCATAGCAACATACCTTTTGGATATAGTGCAGGATCTGGAGCATCTGGATCTAAGTAGTCGTTAGTTAGTAAGTCTTTAATAGTTGCTGCTGTATTACCAGTAGCACCTGATAGACCATAACGTGCATCTGCAAATAATACACCGTCTTCTGAAGTTTGATCTGTTTTATCAACAAGTACCCATGCTAGGTTACTACCGTCCCATCTGTAAATTGTTGGGAAGTCTTCTAAACTTGCAGTTGAAATCCAAAGGTCTCCATCTACTAGTGCAGTACCATCGCTTTGTCCTGTTGTTGCACTTGGCTCAGTTGCTGAAACAATTGGGCCTAATGGTGAACAGTTAGCGTATCCTGAACTGTAATTATGGTAACCTTTCCAAGTAGTACCATTATGAATCATAATGTCAACTTCACTAAACTCTGGATTGTACCAAAGTTGTCCATCTGCTGGTTCAGCTAATGGAGCATTGCTTGAAGCTGCAAAATCGTCTGCTGCTAAAGGCTTCCAGTTAGATACAACATAGTTTTCACTAGCGCCTGTTGCCGCTGCATAAAAGTTTGCTGTTCCTAACCCTGTGTTAAGACTGTAAACAGTGTAAGCACTTCCTATTGGAGTATTAGTTCCATCAGTAATTCTAAAATCTCCGCCTAACTTGTGGAAAATTTCTACTGCATTTGTGCTTGTTACTGCTGCTTCGATATTAGTAAAACCTGCACTGTTAATAGCACCTGCCATTAAGCCTGCGTCATTAGCATTACCTGCTGCTGTAAAGCTCACGCTTACTCCAGCGTTTAACGCTCCTGATGTTTTAATACCTTCTGCAATTGTAAATGTGTTTGCGCCTACTGTAAATGTACTTGCGTCTACTACTGCTGAAGTAATTTTAGTAACTCCTGTTGAAGCTCTTCTAAATACTCTAAACGAAGCAGTCATAGGTGTTGTATCGTAACCACTATTTTCTTCTGCGTTAGTTTGTACATAAATGCTATCAGTTGGAATGTTAACTCCGCCACCTGCTTTATCTAATGCATAAATTGCAGATGAGTTGTTAGCATACAATGGTGCAGTATATGCTACCCATGAAAGAGTCGCTGCTGACCATTTACTTGCTCTCCAACGTGCGCCGTTGTTTGGCTCAGTTGTTTTAATCCAAACACTTCCTGTTGGACGTGGTGTTGTGTCACCAGTTTTAAATTCTGGAACATTAGTATGTGCATCAATGTGTAATTCTGGACCATAGTATGTTCCTTTTGCAATACCTAAGTCTGCAAAAGTAATAGTTGGACTACTTATACCATCATCAATAATAATAGCGTTTGACTTGGATGAATCACCTACACCGTCTAAACTACCATCTGAATAAAGATAAAGTCTTCCGCTTACGTTTCTTGCAACAATACCTTGTGTTTCTGTAATAGTACCGTTAATAGATGTTACCAAGTCATCTAATGTGCCTGATACTACAAAGTTTGTTCCGTTAACACTGAAGTTTCCTGAAGTTGCTGAAAAAGTATCGCCAACAATTGTTGGATGGCTAGCTGACCAATCGTTGCTTCCTACTTTAACCCAAACTCCTTGTGTAACAGTTGAACCGTTACCTGAGGACTTGTACCACATAGTTGCATTTTCTTTACTTGCAGTAAACGTTCCGCTACCGTCAACAGTTTCAAATACTACTGCGTAATCGCCAATAGCACCAACTGATGTTTTAGGTGCGCCGTTATCAATTTTTGATGCGTCATCGTCTGTTAATACAATAGGTGTTTTAGCAGCAAATTTTTGACCACCTGTTGTGGTTACTGCTGCACCATTCCACTCTTGGATACCAAAAGTAGTTGAGCCGCTGTTGATCCACCACTTTCCGTCTGCTGGATTCGCTCCCGGAGCAGCTGATGAACCTTCTAGTTCGTCTAAGTCAACATCTGCACGTACAATGAAAGCTGAGTTTGAAACGCCTAATAATGAATATGCTGAAAGCAATCCATATTCGTTTAATTCGCTTCCGTGTATTGGAGTGTTGCTCGCTGTCTTTTTGAATGTTGGTACACCAAAAAGATCTACTAATTCTTTCTGTGAGGTAACTTTATACGCCTTACCTGCGTTAGCTTTTAGCGTTCCAGCTGCTGTAGCCGTTCCCGCTGCGTTTAATTTATCTTGCGATGAAGCAATAACAATTAGAGGAGTTGTACCAGGCTCTGCTGGGGTATAAAACGACTCGTCTATTACTGTTACTTCTACGCCTGGTGATGTTAATGCCATCTTTTTATCTCCTGGTAATATTTTCGTATCAGTCTATTACGTAAACTTGTTGCAATTGTATTTAGCACTTTATATAAAATTAGCCTGGTTTAACCAGTATTAAAAGGGGTCGAAAAGGTGTAAATACATGTATGAGACCTCTTTGTAAGTGCGGATTACGGCCACGTGCTGTTAACTATAAGAAAGGTAAGCGTACATACTACAGAAGCCTATGTGAAGTATGTAATAATCATGGGCAGTACACAGGCGTACCTAGATGGGCTCGTGCGGGCTACAAACAAAAAACATCATGTGACAAATGCGGATTTAAATCACCGCATCCAGAAGTATTTAGAGTATTACATTTAGACGGAAATTTAGATAATTGTAGACATAGCAATTTAAAAACTGTTTGTGCTAATTGTATATCTGTACTATCTAAAGAAGGTATTAAGTGGAAACAGGGAGACTTAACTGCTGATTACTAGCGACTTAACTTCGCTATATAAGTCATCAATGTTCATATCATTATGAATAGTATGATCAAATTTAGTACCAACCCAAGCCCATTCTGAAGCATGTATGTTCTGTATCTTTAGCTCATTGATTGCTACATTACTACCTGCGTTTGCATCAAGTGCTACATCATACCACTTAGGTAAACGTCCACGTTGTACCCAAATCATCTTGCCTTGTTGATTCTTAATTGCTTTTACTTCATTAGGAAAACGTACATCACTTACGATAATATCGTCTTTAGAATTACGTATTTTGTTCTCTAAACTAGCGATCCATATATCGTCATGGAAACTTTTACGGCAAACTTCAGTACCCCAATATTGTAGTACCCATCTTGGTGTTAGTGTTGGCATTCCAAGTCTTTCTGCCCACCAATGATCTACTTCTTCACGCCATTCACGTGCTTCTTTTGTTCTGCCTTCAAGTAAAGTTCTGTCCCAACCAAATACTGCTGCGACTGCATCTTTCAATGTGTCAGCAAAACTTTCTCTTCTAAATTCATGGAAGTTAACAAGATAATCAGCAACAGTGTCTTTGCCGCTACCAATAAAACCACATACACCAATAATCACAAATAATTCTCCTAGTTAATATACTGTATAGTATACTAGGATTAATTTACAATGTCAAGTACTTTATTTGAATTTATTAAGTCTTCTTACCAAACGAGTTGCTGTATTAATATTTTTGGTACGTGATTGACGTCTAGCCTGTTGAGGGCCAGTTCTAGCACGAGTAGTTTTCATACGTTGTGCTTGTGCAATGTTAGGATGATCCCAACATTTGGACGGGTGTGATACTTGTCTACTTTTGCGTGGACCTGATGGACAACGAAACTTCATTTTAACTGTTCCGCCTCTTGCAGTGGACTTGCCTCTGCCCCAAACCATACCGTCGTATAGTTCTTCGCCTTCCCACATAAACTCGTCTGCTTTCATTATCCTATAATCCAACTATATCCACTACCACCTGGAACCTGTGTTGTAAGTTCCATTGTTAGTCTTTCTAAATCTGCTGTGCCTTCTGCTTTTAATGAAGGTCCGTTTAGAGCTGTACCACCTTGTGGACCTGCAATACTTGCAAATTTTTCTCTTGCTTGTCCTATACTTACTTTACAGTTTGCAAGTGTATAATCTCTTATCCATTGTCCTGAATAAACATCTTCGAGTATTACATGATCAGGCTTATCATTGTATGCCCATAATAAAACTTCTTCAGTTCCTCTTGGACGTTGCATAATAATTAGTTTTTTGCTCTGTGGATTCCAAGTAAAGTTGATAAATGATCCAAACATTTTTCCAACTAGTTCTTGATACTGTGCAAATAATTCGTATGTTGCTAGTCCGCCCATATTAGTTGAACTTAACAAATATGTATTAGTGTATGCTAAGTTGAACGGTTCAAACACTGTACCACCTGTTCCACTACCTGTACGTGATCCTACACTTCTACGATAAATTTGTCTAACTTGTTGTATTTCTTTAGGCAATATATATTCGTTTTGATTCTCTTCTAAACTTAAAGTTATGTAACTTTCTTCCACAGAATTATCGCTACGCTGTCTAAAAACGCCTAGTGATCTAAGTAATGCTGTTTCATAATGGCCAGGATCAAGTTCGACATCAATCATACCATCGCCTAGCATTAGTCTCACATAATCAAATACTTCTTGTTTTGCTTTATCTATTTGGCTCATGTAAGTATTTATGCCTTGTGACGGATTAGGTAAATACATATACTATGCCAAGACTGAGTTTATACCGTCCCGAGAAGGGAAA